ACCGCTGCTGAGCAGTATGAGGCGTACTGTTTTGCCAAAGACGCTGAGCAGGGCAAGGCTGTCCGAGAAGATCGCAACCGCCGTCTAGCCGAATGTGATTGGACCCAGCTTGCAGACAGCCCGCTGGATCCTGACGGCAAGGGTGCTTGGGCGCTGTACCGCGAAACTCTCCGCATGGTGCCGCAACAGGAAGGCTTCCCTTGGAACGTGCAGTGGCCGCCGAAGCCCGGTGAGAACTGATGGCAGTAAAAAGCAAAACCGGCACCGGCGGCCTGCAGCATCAATCCGGCCCACCGAAGACCACCCGGCAAGGCTATGGGTCACGATCACGGCCACGTCGTCGCGGCAAGAAACCCCTGCGCGGGCAAGGTCGGTAAGCTGAACAGGTAGCTCCATGGCGCCATGATCGAAGTCATTGCTGCCATTGCTGGCGCGTCAATTTCAGTCGCAGCCATGGGTGCTGCTGGCTTCAGTCGCAAATCTGATGAAGCCCGCGAGGCGGTCATCAGGCTTACCTCAGCTGTGGAACACATCGCTTCACAGCTTGAGGTGCTTCATACCGATATCAAAGAAGACCGGAAAGAAACGTTTGGTCGGCTATCGACGGTAGAGCAACGCGTCTCTAAGTTGGAAGCACGTCCACCATCGTGCTGATCATGGATCAGGCCACCACCATTGCGGTGATCGCCATCATCGTTGCAGCAGGCAGTGAGATCATTGCAGTCTCACCGCTTAAATCCAACAGCTGGGTGCAGCTATTGGTGAAGGTGCTGCAGATGGCCTTCCCAAAGCAGCGCCGCTGAATCATGGCCAACGACGCGCCAATCTCGCTGCAGCAGCTGTTCAGGTATTACAAGGCACTGCCGCATCAGAGCGCCGCGATTCAGCAGCTAGAGTCCGATCTGGCCGCCAACGGCTACGACGCCGTGATGCGCAGGGATCGAGACTGGTTTCAGACGTGGAGCCAAGACGGCAAGCAAAGCGATCTAAGCGCCGCGATCAGCTTGATTAAGGAGTTTGAGGGCTGCCATCTCTCGGCATACCCTGACCCGCTCAGCGGCGGCGACCCTTGGACGATTGGCTATGGAACCACGCGCTACAGCGGTGGCGTGCCAGTGAAGCGCGGCGACAAGATCAACGTGATCGAGGCCGACATGCTGCTGCGGCTGGAGGTGGATCGCATTGCTGAGAAGCTGCGCACCACCATCCCGCACTGGAAGGTGATGGATGATCAGCAGCGATCAGCACTGGTGAGCTTCGCCTACAACCTTGGCGCTGGCTTCTACGGATCAGAAGGGTTCGAGACCATCAGCCGTTGCCTGCGTGATCGTGACTGGGCGGCAGTGCCAGCAGCGCTTGAGTTGTACAGGAACCCTGGCACCAACGTGGAGGCTGGCCTGCTGCGGCGCAGGAGAGCAGAAGGCAAGTTATGGGGGCAGCATCAGGCCGCGGTTGAGCCTGAAACCGCAAAGCTGCGGCCCAGTAGTTCATTCAGCGCACGGATCACGCCGCACATCAGGCTGGGAGAATTCGCGCTGGATCAGGAAGCGCGCAGGTTCACCAATCAAGGGCAGCTTGATATTGCAGCGGAGCTGGCCGCATTTTTGGAGCGTGTGCGCGTGCAGTTCGGCGGTAAGCCCATTGTGATCACCTCGGGCTATCGACCGCCGGCCATCAATGCGCAAGTGGGTGGCGCCAGCAACAGCGAGCATCTTTACAAACTCGGTTGCGGTGCGGTCGATTTCTACATCGAAGGTGCCGATATTTATGCGGTGCAGAACTGGTGCGACAAAAACTGGCCTTATAGCCTCGGCTATGGCGCCTACAAAGGCTTTATCCATCTAGGCATCCGCAGCAGCAGGGCTAAGGTGCGCTGGGATTATTGAGGTTCTGTGCTGCTACCTGACCACGAGATTCGCCGGCTGTGCCAACAGTACGGGATGGTGAGCCCATACAACGAAGCTCAGCTGAACCCGGCCAGTTATGACGTGACGCTCGGCGGCCAGATCATGATGGAGGTAGCCAAGACACCGGAGCTGCAGAAGGTTCAGCTGCATGGCCACACGGAGCAAGATCCATTCTGGATTCAGCCTGGTGAATTCTTCTTGGCTGAAACGCAGGAGATCTTCAACCTGCCTAATCACGTCGGCGCTCAGTTCGTGCTGAAGTCCTCCCGCGCACGTGAGGGCTGGGATCACGCTGAGGCCGGCTGGGCGGATCCAGGATGGTTCGGCAGCAGGCTCACCATGGAGCTACGCAATCAGCGGCGGCTGCATCCGCTGCCAATCTGGCCGGGCTTGCGCATCGGACAGATGAAGTTCCTGTTGGTCAGCGGCACCGTGGAGCGGAGTTATGCGGAGACTGGCCGATACAACGGGCATCTCGGCGTGCATGGATCGCTCGGCTAAGCCGCCGGCGCTTTTTTCATCGGGTGCGCTAGCGGCGCCATGCGCAGCCGGTAGATCTTGCCCGGCGCTTCGGCTGGATCATCCATCGGCAGCATCATGTAATCGTCGCAGCCGTGGCTTTCAGCGAAGTGGCTGGCGGCCTGATGCGTGGCGAATGGCCCGATGTGCCACGGGCCGATGCGCAGTAGGTATTGCATGGCGGGACAGTAGCGCGAATCCTGCCGCCGAATCCCGTAGCAATTCTGCAGTCTCATGAGACGCAGTGGCGACCGCTACCGTATGCCAAGCGGCGCATGGTCATGCAGGGCTACTTCCTGGAGATTAACGCAAAGCTGTTCATACGGTCCAACACGTCCGCGGATGATCTGCCGGGCGATATCTACAGCCATATGGCTGAGTTCATCCGATCCGATGAGGACATCATTGATATCGAGGTGAACGCGGTTCCTATCCCGCCAGATCTGTGTGGACCGTCATCGGATTGATGAGACGCGGCTGGTCACACGGCGATCAGCGCGTGATCAGATTCTGCTGGCTTGGAACTATCAATGCGCCTACTGCGGCGCAGATCTTGGCCGCAGCCCGACCATTGATCACGTAATCCCCAAAGCGCACGGCGGCACCACCACGCCATCGAATTTGGTGGCCTGCTGCATGGGATGCAACTGCAGCAAGGGCCATAAGCCTTGGGTGGACTGGTACAGAGCCCAGCCTTTCTGGTCAGCATTAGGCGAATGGGCCATTGCGCAGTGGCTGCAGGATGACGCTACGCTTTCGGCCTAGACCTTTTTCGAGGGCTAGGCGGAACCGCAGCGGCCGGCTGCGGTGAGGTGGGCACCGCGTGAGGACCCGCCACCGGCCACCCCATTGCACAGCCCGATGCCAAGGCAGAGCGGGAACCTGCTTAGGTTACGGCAGGATCCTGCTGCACACCCACAGCGCAAGCAGGCACGTCACCCAATATTCCACCACCAAGATCAACAGGTCGTGTAGCATCACCGGCCAAGCAGGTGATCGAGGTATAACTCGGCCTGCCATAGATCAGAGCTGTAGCGGCAGATGCCACCCACGCAGCTGCGGTAATACACCTCGCCGTGCACTGGCATCAACGTCTCGATATAGCCGCCATCTCGATCTGTGCGGCTGATCACCTCTGGTCCGAACATTGCCGCGCCTCTTGCTGGTGGATCCATACCTTCAGTCTGCCGACATACTCCCGCAGCACTTGCGCCTGCTGCAGGTGGAATGGGTCTCTGCTGACAAACCACAGCTGGTTGTGGCGATCAATCGCCTGTAACGACTGGTGGATCAGCGGACACCAATCAGCGCGTATAGGAGTGGCCCACTCACGTGGCACGTTCGTACATTTCACAGCGGGACGCATAACGCCCGCCACTACGTTTTGATTCTGGCAACTCCAGGCCGCACGCCTGGTGGCGCATCTCCCAGTAGTGGCAATCCCAGCACATCATTGGCCCATCAGCGGGGCGGATACGATTGCGTGCTGCCTGATAGATCTGCTGCGCCTTAATGAGCGCCGTCTGCAGGTGCACCGTGCCCGTGTCCATCTCCAGCTGGTGTTCAGGCTTAGGGCCGAGCACCAGACGAGCGTGCCAGTTGCGATCAGAACGGCTGCACACCAGCAGCAAACGGCCAGCGTGCAGGCTGATCATTCATCCTCCCCGTAAGCCGGCTGATGGAAGATCCGCTCTAGCGTCATGCTGGCCGGCTCCTCAGGCCCATCCGTGACATACGCAGCGACCGGATCCGTGCCATCAGCTGCCACGTATACGCATGAGTAGCCGTAAGGCTTCACCACCACCAGACCCGTGCGCTTGCTGCGCGTGAGAATCCGCAACGCAAGGCGTTCAATCAGATTGAGGCCAGGCAGCTGGTGCATCATCCCTCCAGTTTGGCAATCAGACGGTCGATATACCAGCGGCATTTGCGGGCGTCTTCAAGCGCGTGACCTTTGCACCAGATGCGTAGCAGATATTTCAGCGCCTGGCCCTGCAGGTAGGCAGGCACCATGTGCGGCGCGTCAGTGATTGCAGCTTCAATCACGTCGATAGCCTCCACTGGGCCGCGGCGGTAGTGATCTGGATTGATTGGATTAGTCATTGAAAGCGGCCTCAGCAATGACAGGGAACTGCTCGGTGAAGATCTCACGCGCGGCCAGCGCGATCTCGCGGTGCTCTAACTGGGTCTCTGGCCCGCAGCGCACAACGAAATAGTGCAGCCAAGAGCGAAGCGTGCCGTGCATATAGAGCGTGGTGCGAGTGCTGAGGGGCAAAATGCGGCGGGCAGTTTCCTTGGCAACGCCCGCCATCAGCATGTCGCCGTAGAGCTTGGTGGCGTCTTGGTACAACGAACCGATGCGATCCAACAGCTCAATCTTCAGATCAATAGGCAGATCATCCACGCTGTTCTGCCGGTTGGTTACGTCTTGACGCCGCAGCCGCGGAATCACTGGCCGCTGCGCTTCGGCATACCTGGTGCTGAACTCTTGGAAACTGAACGACCTGTGACGCAGGATCTGCGCCGCAATGTCGCGTTCGGTTTCGATCTTCAGGCACAGGTTGGCCATCTCAAACGGTGACCAGTGCCGATGCCGGATCAGATACCGCAGCAGCCTTGGCGCTGTCGCCTGATTATCGGCATTGGCCGGGTTGCTGACCCTGGCCATCTTCACGATCAGCGCCTCGGCATCAGGCGTGCAATGGATCAGCTCAACGCTCATCGCCACTTATCTCCCAGCAGCTGCTGGCGGCACACCTCAATGGCCTGCTGCGCTTGCTTCTGCGTCATCACCGATTCAGTGGCATCCATGGCACGAACAACGCGGGCCAAGAGTTCGGTGTAATCCGTGTCGCGGAAGTTGGCCGCAATATCGCGGCAGAACTCTACCCACAGCCCGGTGTAGGTGCCGCACGTGCGACCACTCCGTTCGTACAGCGCGTCCATCATGTCGGCGCGTTGCTGGTCAAGCTGTGTGGCGTTCATGGTTCGAGCGTTTGTCGGAGTTGCAGCAGCTCAGCGCAAAGCTGCTGCCGGTTGCGGATGCCAGCGATGCAATGCAGCTGATCAATGCGAATATCGATCAGGTGCTGAAGTCGCTCGCGTTCATCCTGCCGACCCTGACGGTAGGCGCCCGTATCGCTAAGCAGCTGCTCTAGCCGTTGGCGGATATCGTTCACAGCACCTCCACAGCAATGGCATGGGGCCAGCGGTTGCGGGCGTATTTCGCGGCCGCGGTCTTAGATTCAGCGCGGGTGTACCACTTGATGGGGCGCACCTGCGGGAATCGCACCAAGACCGTGAAATCTTTCACGCGGGCATTGTGCCGTGGCCGACTGACACCCTCGCCATAGTTGCCTAGCTCAGTCTCATCAGTGCGCCATTGCAGCAGCGCTCCGGTTACATCAGCCATTGCTGGGCTCCTGTTCAGGGTTGAGCCATTCAATCTGCGACCACCATTCCAGCCAAGTATCAGCAGCGATCAGCTTGGCCTCAGTCAGGCTGCAGGCCGTGATCGATTCAAAGACGTTGGCGGCTTTGATCGTGAAGTAAAAGCGGCGTTCAGTCATGGCGCACCACCTGCTGCGTGCCCGAGTGGGTGGGGCTGTGATGTGCGCCGGACTCAATGCCGATCATGGCGAACACGCTGGCGGCGATCAGGCAGCAAATGGCGTTGTTGATCGCGTTCATGATGCGACCATCCGTGCGATGCGGTCGTTGAGGCGATGTAGCCATGCGCCGAGCATTAGACCGCTGACGTACACGGCTACGACGATTTCTGCGAGCTGAGCAGTCCATAGGTACAGAGTCGGCCCCCAGTCGCTTGTGAGTGCCTGTTTCATGGTGTGGGTGGATTGGAGTGCCGGGCCAACCGGCAGTGCGGGCTTAGTCGGGCCGTGTTGCGCTCGGGTTTTACGGCCTCGTGTGCGCTGTTCGGCCGGCGGTTGAGTTTTTGCGAGTGGACCGCTCCCCTCGTGTGGCCATTATGCCCCTTCCGCGGTGCACGTCAAGGGTGGCCAGTCACATCCCGTTACACCGCGTCGCTGCCCACTGCCAGCTCGACCGGGACCCGCAGAACCGGCAGACTTTTGCTGTTTGGTTCCTTGCGCTCCCAACCAACCACGGCCAAGCTCACCGCTAGCTCCGCCGTATACCAGCGATTCTGGCAAGCCAAGCATCGGCGTTGCCTCACCACACGGTCGGCATCGTGGCCGTTGGTATAGGTTGCGCGTATTTCGTCACTGCCGCATTGGGGGCACTTCACAGCTTCGCTAACGTGCATGTGTACACCACCACTATGGCACCATGAACTTCGGTGAGTGGATGGCTGTCCAGCTGACAGCAGAGCAGCAATTTGAAATTGAAAAGCAGGCCCGCAGCCTGCTCAACAGCCCAGACGCCGGAACCATGGCCGCGGCGCTTTTGAAACAAGCCTGCTACCAGCAACAGCTATTGCAGCAGGCCGTTAACGAAATCGCCCGCCTCGAATGCGAGCTGATGGGGCACTAGAAAAGATCAGGCTCCACGTCAACCACTACGCCATCGGTGGCAGCGGCCAAGCTCTGCGCGGCTGCCTGCACAGGCGGCACCCAGTCACGCGGTGGCTGCGCCACAGCGCTCACATATGCCAATCCCTTACTGCTGGTCTTCTTCCAGCCGCTGATCGGCACCTGAATTGAGCCGTACTGATCAGGCGTCTGGCTCATCACAAAGGCGCAGAAGGCGTCAAGCTCCTCCACCTTCACGTTCATCATTCCGCTGAAATCCACCTTTGAGTCGGGTTTGGTGGATTTGAAGATCGACAGGTTCAGCTTGAAGCTCATTTGTTTTCGGGGTTAATGGTGTTGGCCTGTTCGTAGCGCTCCACCTCGGCCAGGGGATAGAGCACGAAACCGGGAGTGCGGAAATATGCCGGACCTTTGCCGGCATCCCGCCATCGTTTCAGCGTGTCAGGGTGCAAGCCCCAACGCTTTGCCAGTTGTGGCGCCGTCAGATACTCAGAAGAGCTCATCCTGATCCGCCTCCACTGGTGCTGCAACGGGTGCCGCTGGCGCCGGCTGCACGATGGCAGCATTCAGATCCGCCACGCTGGTTTCGGTGACCGTGACGGGCTCCACGTCGACCACCTCTTCCTGGCTCTGCATACCCAGCAGCATGTCGCTGGCATACAAGCGTCCCCAAAACGCAGCGGCCCGGTAACGGATCATCAGCTCGGGCATCGTGAGCCACTTGCTGCCGCTCTTGGTGGCCCATCCCTCTTTCTTGGCCATGGCCATCGTGATGGTGGGACCCTTGAGTTCCTGGCCGCTGGCGAGATCGGTAGCCACGGCATAGCAGGCAAGCGAGTCACCGCTGCCGCTCAGTTCAAACCGCAATGGGCTGAACCGGCCGCAGCCGTTCACCATCGCAATGATGAAGCTGCTGGACCATGACGGCCGCCCATGGATCACGTGCAGATGCTGCATCGCCAGGAATGGGCTGATGCCCATCCGGCCCGCGATCTCAAGCGCCACCAGGCAGTTGGCAAAACCCTGTTGCCCTTGGAACTGAGGCGGAATCAGCGTGCTGCTGGCCAAAGCCTTCGCTATTCGTTGAGCGTCCTCGAAGGCTTGGATGCCAGAGAACACTGAGCCGGTGGGCTGGGTTGTGATGGCTGATTGTGGATCCATTAATAGGTCTCGATCTCAGTGGTCTGCTGCTGGCCTGTGGCGCCCGTCATCCAAGCGGGCAGGCTGAGCGTTTCGATCTGCTCGCTGTAGCTCGGCCAGTGATCAGCCGCGCGGCATACCGCCAATTTCGCCAGATCACGCATGGCCTGATCGTGGCCCCGCTCGATCATCTCCGCATCGGCGGCATAGACCGCCACCGCATACGGCGCGGTTGATTCCACGCAGATGAAGATGAACTGATCGGGGCGATTGCCGGTGGCCTGCTCAAGCCCGTGCAGATACCAAGCGGCTTGCACGTGATAGCGATAGTTCGCCACGCTTTGCTTGAACCCTCGCGGGCTGGCGTCCTTGGTGGTCTTGAGATCAACCACGATGCTGCCGTCATCGGTCAGCCAATCCGGCCGGCATTTGCATTCAAGCCCGGTGCTGGCATCGGTCCACATGTGCGTGGTCTCAGCCTTGCCCGGCAGCCCCAGCAGCATCGCTGCAGCAGGGTGACGCAGCACAGCACGGCCCATGGCCATCACCTGCGCGGCATCGTCGGCGGTGATCACGGTTTTGCCGGCTGAGCTGGCCTCGAACGCGGCCCATTGCTCGCGGCCTTCTTTAGTCCGGCGGTTGATATCGCCAGGAGCCACGGCGATCTCCTCATCCCATCGGCTTAGCTCCAACACGTGCGTGTGCAGCGCAGTGCCCAATCGCATCTGGGGGCTGGGCTCTGGTGCCACACGGTCAGGGTCCAGATATCGCGCCCAGTAGTGCAGCGGTGATCTCGCGATGAGATCTAGGTGAGACTTTGAGACAGCAGGATGCGCGTGATAGTCGGCGTTGTCCATAGGTTGTGGCGGGTTACCGGCAAATACTACCCGATGCCGCGAGGTGCGCTACGGTGCGCCACAGCGGGCCGCTCAGCCCGACCATCCGCCTATGAACTACTCCGCCTTCCTCGCCTCCAAATCAACCGCCTGCCCACCAGTCGGGTTTGATCCATCAGCATTCACCGCGCCGCTGTTCCCCTTTCAGCGGGACATCGTCACCATGGCCTGCCGTGTTGGCAGGTTTTGCATCTGGGCCGATTGCGGCATGGGTAAAACCGCCATGCAGCTTGAGTGGGCATCGCAGGTGCATCAGCACACCGGCGGCAATGTGCTGATCCTGGCGCCGCTTGCCGTCTCACACCAAACCGTGCGCGAGGGCCAGAAGTTCGGCATTGCCTGCCACTTCGCCAGCACACAGGCCGATGTGCAACCCGGCATCACGGTCACCAACTACGAGAAGCTGGCTCACTTCGATCCTGGCAGCTTCCAAGGCGTGGTGCTCGATGAGTCCAGCATCCTGAAGGCATACACCGGCAAGATCCGTAACCAGATCATCGAATCGTTCGCGCAGACGCCATTTCGCCTGGCCTGCTCCGCCACACCAGCGCCGAACGATCACATGGAGCTCGGCAATCATGCTGAGTTCATCGGCGTCATGACCCGCACCGAGATGCTGGCCATGTTCTTCGTCCACGACGGCGGCGACACCAGCAAGTGGCGACTCAAGGGCCATGCCGTCAGCAAGTTCTGGGAGTGGGTTTGCAGCTGGGCAGTCACCATCCGCAAGCCATCAGATCTCGGCTACGACGACGGCAGATTCATCCTTCCCGATCTCTGCATCCAAGACTGCACGGTTGAAACACCACGTGATGCCGCAACTGATGACGCCGGCCAGATGGCGCTGTTCGCCATGGAGGCCCGCACACTCAGCGATCAACGCCACGTGCGCAAGGCATCGCTCGATCTGCGCGTTGCAGCTGCTGCCACCCTGGCCAACAGCAACACTGAGCAATGGCTGATCTGGTGTGATCTCAATGATGAATCCAAAGCGCTCACCGCTGCCATCGATGGCGCTGTTGAGGTATCAGGCTCGGATTCAGACGATCACAAGCGCCAGGCTGCAATCGATTTCCAAGACGGCAAGATCCGCGTCCTAGTCAGCAAACCCAGCATCTTCGGGTTTGGCCTCAACTTCCAGCGCTGCCACAACGTCGCATTTGTTGGCCTCAGCCACAGCTATGAGGCGTTCTATCAAGCCATCCGCCGCTGCTGGCGCTTCGGGCAACAGCAACCCGTCAACGCTCACATCATCTACGACGTGGCAGAGGGCCGCGTGATCGACAACATCCGCCGCAAGGAAGCGGACAGTATCGCCATGGCGCAATCCATGGTCACCATCATGAAGCAATCAACCATGGAACAACTCAAGAAGATCCAGCGCCAAGTTGCCCCACACATCACCGAGCATCAAACCGGCGACAACTGGGATCTGTACATGGGCGACTGCGTGGAAAGCATCCGCCAGCTGGACTCTGACTCGATCCACTACAGCATTTTCAGCCCGCCGTTCGCGTCGCTCTACACCTACTCCAACAGCGACCGCGATATGGGCAACAGCCGTACCGAACAGGAGTTCTTCGATCACTTTGGATTCCTGGCCGCTGAGCTTCACCGCGTGATGATGCCTGGCCGGCTTATCAGCTTTCATTGCATGAATCTGCCCAGCAGCAAAGAGCGCGATGGCTTCATCGGCGTTAAGGACTTCCGCGGCGACATGCTCCGCATCTTCCAGTCCGCTGGCTTCGTCTTCCATAGCGAAGTGTGCATCTGGAAAGATCCAGTCACCGCCATGCAGCGCACCAAAGCAATCGGCCTGCTACACAAGCAGATCCGCAAGGATTCAGCACTCAGCCGTCAGGGCATCCCTGACTATCTGGTGACCGTGCGCAAGCTTGGCGACAACACTGAGCCAGTGGCCGGCCCGTTCACTGAGTTTGCCGGTGAGAACCCACCAGCTAAGACAGGCGACGCAATCAAAGATTCCATCAACATCTGGCAGCGCTACGCCAGCCCCGTATGGATGGATATCAACCCATCAGACACGCTGCAATATCGCAGCGCCCGAGCCAATGAAGACGAACGCCACATTTGCCCGCTGCAACTGGAAGTGATCCGGCGCGGCCTGCAGCTCTGGAGCAATCCCGGCGATCTGGTGCTCAGCCCATTTGCTGGTATCGGATCCGAGGGCCACGTGAGCCTGCAGATGGGCCGCCGATTTGTTGGTTTTGAGCTCAAGCCCTCCTACTTCAACTGCGCAGTGAAGAACCTCACCAATGTGCAGGCAGCTAAGCAAGCGGAGCTCCTGCCATGCAGCTGAGGGGGTATCAGGATCGCGCCATTGATGCCGTGCGCTCCGCCATGCAGCAGGGCGCCAGGGCACCGCTGCTATGCCTTCCGACTGGTGGCGGCAAAACCGTGATCCTGGCAACCATCGCCGCACAAGCAGCAGCACGCGGGCGCCACGTACTGATCCTGGTGCATCGCCGCGAGCTGATCCACCAGACCGCCAGCAAGCTTGCATGGGCTGGGCTCGATCACGGCATCATTGCCGCGGGCCATCCCGCATCAGATCACGCGGTGCAGATCGCATCCGTGCAAACGCTCGTGCGGCGCTTATCGCGCATGGATTGGGCGCCATCGCTCGTAATCATCGATGAGGCCCACCACGCAGCGGCTGGCAGCTGGCGCCAGATCCTGAATCACTGGCCTGATGCTTACCGCCTAGGCGTCACAGCCACACCATGCCGGCTCGATGGCCGCGGCCTCAGCAAGGCATTCGATCATCTGGTGATGGGCCCCAGCGTTGCTGATCTGGTGTTCTGGGGATTCCTATCCCCGGCCCGCATCTACGCGCCGCCAGTGGTGGCTGATCTGTCGGTGGTGAGGCGCCGCGCTGGTGACTACGCCAACGATCAGGCAGCAGCTGCTATGGATCGGCCAACAGTCACCGGTGATGCCATCGCGCACTATCAGCGCCTGGCCGCTGGACAGCAGGCCATCGCGTTCTGCTGCAATGTCGCCCATGCTGTCTCAGTGTGCGACGCATTTAAGACGGCCGGGATTAGCGCAGCTCTGTTGTTGGGTGGCACTGGTGCCCGCGATCAGGTGGTAGCTGATTTTGCCGTGGCCAGGATCCGCATCCTCGTCACCGTTGACGTGGTGAGCGAAGGTTTCGATGTGCCAGCCGCCAGCTGCGCCATCCTGCTCAGGCCCACGCAATCGCTCGGCCTCTACCTACAGCAGGTTGGCCGCGTACTGCGCCCGGCGCCAGGTAAGGATGCTGCGCTGATATTGGATCACGTGGGCAATGTCACCCGCCATGGATTCCCCGATGATCCGCGCGAATGGTCGCTAGCCGAGGGCGCCGTTTCTGTACGTACAACGTCCGTACAAACCGTACGCACATGCCCTGAGTGCTACGCCGCGTTCAAGCCCGCACCACAGTGCCCGGTGTGTGGTGCGCAGTGTGCGCCGGTCAAATCGCGGGCCATCCGCCAACTCATGGGTGAACTGAAAGAACTGAAGCGCGAATCAGTCCAGCAACGCATCGCAGAACGCGACAGGGCCAAACGTCAACGCCAAGCAGCCCGCACCCTCCCGCAACTCCTCGCCCTAGCCAAGGAACGCGGTTACAGTCCCGGCTGGGCGTATCGGATCCATCAGGCACGTGGCCAACGCTGAGACGGATCTACAGCAACGCATCCGCCTAGCACTCGGCACCCGCTCCGATCTGCGCCTGTTTCGCAATCAGGTCGGCCAGCTGCCTGATCCACGCACCGGCCGGCCCGTGCAGTTCGGTCTTGCCCGTGGCTCAGCTGACCTGATCGGCTGGCGCATCATCACCATCACCCCCGGCATGGTCGGCAGTCAGGTGGCGGTGTTCACATCGATAGAAGTCAAAACGCCAACCGGCCGCATCCGCCCCGAGCAGCACGCATGGCTCAGCACCGTGCAGCAGTCAGGCGGCATCGCAGGGATCGCCCGCTCAATCCAAGACGCAAACGATCTCCTGAGATAACTGGCAACCTGCCAACCTATCTGCCAAACTCTGCCGGCCTCTCACCGTCCATGTGGTAGCCGACCTCCTAGAGCAACTCGCCAATATCCCCGACCACTGGGCCCTAGTAGCAGTCGGCAACGACAAGCGCCCCTATCAGCCCGAATGGCAAAAGCACCCTATCAGCCGCGCTGATCTCACAACTGAGATCCAGTCCGGCCGTGCCGTAGCAATCGGCGTCATCGCTGGCCCGCAATCCGGTGGCCTGCTGTTCGTCGATCACGATGGCCTCGGCGCCTCTGAAGTGCTCGAGCAGATCGGCGCACCACTCCGCGACCTACCGAAATCCTGGGCCGTCACATCAGGCCGTGATGGCCGTGTGCAGATCATCTATCAGGTCCCTGAACCGTTCTGGGCCACGATCAAGACCACCAAGCTGCGCAGCAGCATCAAAGGCGAGCAGCTAGAGCTCCGCTGGGCTGGCTGCCAATCCGTCGTGGCCGGCGCTCACCCGATGACTGGCGCCTACCGCTGGCTCAAAGACCGCGCACCCGGCGATCTCACCATCGCAGAAGCGCCATCACTACTGCTGCAGCAGATGCAGCGACAGAAGCCCGCGCCTGCCCCACTCCTGCAGCTGCCAGATACAGACATCCAACGCGCACGCGCCTACCTCGCATCAGTGCCAGCAGCTGACGCAGACGACTACGACGCATGGCTACGGGTCGGCATGGCACTCCACAGCGTTGACGACGCACTGCTCGCCGATTGGATCCAATGGTCGACCATCTCCGGCAAGTTCGAGCCCGGCGCCTGCGAAGCCAAATGGCGCACCTTCTCAGCCGCAGCCGGTGGCGTCTCCCTTGGCACCCTCGCCCACCTTGCAGGCCATCAGAAAAGCCGCACGTCTCCAGCCGCGCGGCCA